CGTCGGATCTTGGATCGCGCGATTGCTGTTGTGATGCGGGACGGCGATCGCCATCTTTGCTCCAGCCTTCAGCACCCGGAAACATTCTTCCATGAATCGGATGCGCTGCGCGCCGGTCAGATGCTCGAAAAAATGGGAGCAGCGAATCTCGTCCACCGTTGCGTCGTCGATAGGCCACGGAAATGCGTTGAGATCATGTGTATAGTCCACCGCTGCACACGCGGCGATGTCGATCCCATAGTATCCCTCAGCCTTGTTGTCGCCGCAGCCTAGATCGAGGCGCAGTGGCTTGCCTTCTGGCGCTTGGATGCGCTTCGGGACGATCGCAGCGCGCGTTGCTTGCTCTACCATGTTATGTCCTGCCCCAAGTCATAGTGTCCAACCTTAATGCTGCAGTCGATTGCAGCACGATATCCGTGCTTGCGGAAATCGGCCCATGCGTACAGGTCTTGCGTGGCGCAGCCTTCGGTCGTGCTGGCCGTCGTCTTGAACCATGGCTTCCGCAACTTCTCGTCCTTGAACAGCGAGGTGCGGAAGAGCGTGAATCCCATACCGGTGCCGCAGCACTCGATGAGCGCATTGTCGCGCGGTGGTTGCGGCTTGAAGTTGACCGGATGCTCCGCCGGATTGCCCCAAATTTGCGCCACTCCACCATAGCCCTTGGTGAAGTACAGACCGCCAATGGCCGCATACTCCGGGTGATCTTCTGCCGAGCGCAGAATGCGCACGAGGCCATCAGGAGGCGGCACGTTGTCGTGCTCCAGCGTCAAGATGTACTTGTACTGCGACAGGTCCGGGTGCGCAATGATCGCCTCGATCGTGCGTGAGTACGCATCGCCAACTTCCATTCCCACGGCAAACAGGCGCACCACCTTCTGGTTGGGCGGATTCATCAGATTGAGCCAGGAGGCCACGGCCTTCGTTGGCACGCTGCCGAGCGCAGGCACGATGATGATGGTGCTGAGGTCGCGGTATGCGCCCTCCGCCTCCAGACGCGTGATGGTGGCGTCCAAATCAATCGCATGGCGACCGGCATCATAGGACGAGAGGATTTGCGGTTGCATACTCAGGCCTTACACATCAGCTTGATAAACTTCAAGCTGCGCGGATCGAGCCCAAGGCTGAGCAGCTTGCGACGGCGTGCTGCTTTGCGCTGGGCGCGCGCATCGACATCAGTGCAATAGCAGCAGGGCATCGTGATAGACTCTCTCGCAAACTTGATTGGACAATTATGCTTCACGGAGCAGCTGGAAGTACGGACGCTGCCCGGACGCCACGGTGTTGATGAGCGACATATCGAACGCGGACACCGTGGCATTGGTCGTGGCGCTCATGATGCCCAGTCCCGGTTGCAGTTGGTGCGTATTCTGGGACGCGGTTCCAAACGGCGCCACCACGGACCCGAATTGCGACAGCACGACATTGCTGCCGACCCACGACACAGCGCTGCCCGCAGTCGTGGTGATGCGATGCAGACCCATCACATAGTTGCCTGCCGCCAATGATCCAGCAAACGGAATGTCAAACTGCCGCAGTCCGGTATAGCTCACCGTCGCGCCGGGAGCTGTGGCGCCGCCGCCCGTGGTCTGCGTCGTCAGCTGCTGGGACGTGGTGGTTGAGCCTTGCGGATAGCGGAAGTTGTGCGACACGCTAGACGAGTTGCTGGTGCCGCTGATGCTGATCTGGTAATCCCACGTCGCCAGAGTCTTGACCACACTTTGCAGACTATTGCTCGACGCACCTGTGCCACGCTTGTAGATGACGACATCGAGTGTGTTGCTGTTCGCAGCACTCGCGCCATACGCGCCAACACCCGATGCCAATGAGGTCGTGCCGATCGTCTGCGACACCCACAGCCGCATCTTGTCGAATGAGATGTCCTCCGGGCATACGAATGGCGACAGGTACAGCGTGCCCTGCGCCAGCGCCGTGGTCTGCGTATTGACCAGAGGATACGGATCAAGATATGAGATTGGCGCTGCAGCCTGCCCGTAGATGCCGATTGAATTGCTAGTGCCGCTCAACGTGATGTTGTTGCCGCCTGACAGCACGTATCCGCCAACGACCGTAACGCCAGCCACACCCGCCGTATTGCCCACCAGAGTGATGCTCTCCGTCGGCGATGTTTGATTCGCGCCAACGATGCTGATGCTGCTTAGATTCGCCGACAACGTGATGTTGTTGCCGCCGAAGAATGCGATGCCGGCAGACGCAGCGATCGTGCTGTTGGCACCGCCGGTGTTGCCAACGATGGAGTACGTTTCACCCGGAGTCGGCGCGATGATCCCTATGCTGCCGTTGGAGCCCGACAGAGTGATGTTGTTGCCGCCGCTGAATTGAATGTTGCTGCCGCTGACCGTCGATTGGCCAGCCGTATTGCCCAGCAGCGTGTAAATTTGATCATGGGCACTATTCCAATCCGACGGACGCACGTAGGACGTGGCCGTGCCATCAGCCACCGTGTCGTTGTAATGATGAATAATGCCCATGATTGTCAGACGCCCTTATTGCCAGAGCCAGTCACCGCCATGGACGGCGACGTTTCCGGCAGATCGAGTGGCTCCGCCTTTTGGATGTAGTTGACGAGGTTCGTCAGCTTGGCGAGGTAATTCTGCTGACGATCGTAATCAAACTTCACCAAATTGGTCGGGATGCGCGCGCTCTGGGAATTCTTGATCTCGTCCCGCGCGATGATCGCCAGCTGAATCGCATCGAACACCGATTCATTCTCCGTTTCCGCCACCACCGGATCAGCAGGCAGCGGCATTTCCGTCGGCCCAGTCTCCGGACAGTCCAGCAGGGGCTGGCTGACGACAAACGCCTGAAAGTCCGTCATCGCCGCGAGGTAGGACACCAAACGCGTGATGTCGAACGGCATCATCTGTGAGATGCCACTCGACTGCGACTTGTCGAGCTCCATGATGATGCGATTCCAGCGTCGCACGATGCTGCACACGTCGATGTTGTATGTCGTGACAGCGGCAGTGCCGCCAACAACTGCTAGAGCCATGATCTACTCCCTTTCAGCGTTAAGGTGCGGGTGCAGGTGTGATTGCGGCAATCGCCAGCACGGCGGCATCGAGCGTATCCGTTGCTGACTTCAAAGCTGCGGTTGCTGCCGTGACTTCGGCCGCATCAACGTGCTCTGCTTGCAGCTTCTGGATCGCAGTCACTGCCTTGGTTACGGACGCAGACGTTGCTGCAATCTGCATCTTCAATGCATCGGTTTCAGTCGTCATCTGGGCTATCTCCTTTTGGATTGAGGTCAGCAATAGCAGCGCGAGCGCCAGCTCATTCTTCGCAGCAAGAGCATCAAGTGCCTGCTGCGCCGGATTCGATGGTGGTGCCGCAGAGGAGCTTCCTACACCCCACCACGGCACCACCGGTGCAGCAACAGCTGTCATTACGGGGCGGGTGCGGCATCCGTACCGGCGACAACAGCGGCGGCCAGCGCATCAGCCCGTCCGCCAATGTCGGCAGCCAGTGCATCGATCGCCGCTTGATTCGGAGCCAGCGCCGCCACTTGCGCGGCCAGACCTTTAATCAGCGTCACAGCCGAGTCCACGGCCGAGTCATTCTTTGCTACTGCTGCTGTCAGTGCATCGAGAGTTGCCATAATCTTTGCTCCTTGAGTTAGTACCACCTTGACATCCTGCTGCAAATCAGCAATTCCTTTCTGAATCGCAGTCAGGGTTTTGAGGAGCGAATTGTCCTCGAACACAATGTGATGAAAGAGATCAATCTGCATCACGTCAAACGCAAAGTCGCGTTCGTTGAATCATTCGTCGGCATTTGAATCGTGAACGTGCCCGACGACACCGGCTTGTCCGCGCCGAAGTCCAGAATTGCCACAGCCTTGTTCGAGGCGCTGCTGTTGTAGATCATCGCGCCGCGCGAGGTGAATGTCGCACTCGTCCAGTTGGGATTGGCGCTCCACTGCCAATACGCAATCGCGCCGGTGACTTGTGGCGTGACATTCTGCGCAGCCGTGAACGCGAATCCAGGCCGCGTGTAGCCTGATGCCGTGGCCAGCTCGTCCGCTCCCATTTCGGAGTAATTCGTGCTGCCTGCTCCGGGTGAGCCAGCAATCGACGCCTGCGCCACGTACAGCGCGACCTTGAAGATGTGGCCAGTCGTGATGGTGAAGTTGTGCACGGCTTGCGCCAACTCCGCCTTGAATGACGCACACATTGCACTACCAGCAAGACCAGCCATGTCCTAGCTCCTAGGTTGGGAGTTGCGCCGATCCACCCATCTTGAGTGCATCTGGCGAAACCTTGACAGTGTAATCCTGCCGCATCACATTACCGGCAGCATCCTTGTACCACGTATAGACCCCAATGCCGCACGGGATCACCTCTTCAGTCTCTGTCTTGATCCACGAAGGATCAACAGCGACCACATCTGCGCCCTCATTCAGTTGCACTTCGTTCATTGCCCTTCTCCGGGTGGTGGTTGATCGCCACTTGCTGGCGGTTGCGCGAATTGCGCGAACATCTCCTGCTGCCGCATTGCATTATCGAGCTGCTGCGCCTGCTCATCTTGCAGCAGCAATTGCTCCTTCTCAGGATCGAAGTCCTCACCCAAGATTTGGCGCCGCTTCAACTCTGACCACGCCGTAGGCTTGCTGATGATGCCGGCTGTGTTGAGCGTCGTGATGTCGAGTGCTGTGCCCTCGATCTCATTGCCGCCAAACGCATCAGCAATCTCCACCGTGCCGCCACCAGCCTTGATGCTGAGGAAGTCTGCGGAAATCTGCAGGCAAATCTCAATCGCATCTTCCAAACCCTTCGCCACAGCACGAAGGCCAGCATTGGTCTCGCTGGAATCAATCGCCGCAGCCGTGGCCGTCGTCTGGCCAGCATTCTCCACACGCAGCTCAAGGCCAGCAGTCTGCATACGCTGCTCGATGTCACCCAAGTCCTTGCGTCCCGACTCCAGACCTTGCCCACCTTGGGTGACCGTGCTGGCTGTGCCTCCTGTTGGCAGCACCAGAACCTTGTTGGGTCCAATCTCGACGCCAGTGCCGCTATCCTCAACACCGGAGATCACCAGCATATCGAAGCGGGCGAAGGACAGCGCCCTCTTTTGCTCAGAAAGGCTGATCCAATGCTCCTGATTCATCTCAGCCAACGCCCGAAGGGGCGGTGAGCCATCGAAAAATGCCTTCCGGCATGTGTAGAACGGGACAAGCGGAATGTAGCTGAGGCTCGTGCTACCTTCCTCAATGACCACCCACTTGACGCCTGTAATGGGGTTTGCTGCGTCCTTTTGCTTCTCCCAAACACGCCACGATCCGGGCCGCAGCTCACGGATGCGCTCGGAAATCTTCTCGCCATACTCACCCTCTGGCACGGCGACGTTCTCCTTGATGCGCACCAGAGTTGGGATCTGCTGACCGCCCACATTGGAGTCGCGCCAGCCAATCACATTCTCCGCCAGCACCAGCACCCAGTACGGTCGCGCGCCGATGCGCTTCTGATCGGCCATCGTGGCTGCGCCCTCAGCAGCCGCATTCGGGAAGTCCACCAGCACGAAGCTGATGCCGTCCACAAATGCCTCCTTGACCATGTCGATGCAGAATGGCGTCAGTGCGCGACCTTCGCCATCGATGTTCTCACACAGCTTCTGCAGCTCCGGCGGAACGTCTTCCTTCAGCTCCACCGGCTCACCAAAGAATTTGGCAGCCTGCGCGGTGATCGTCATCTCAAAGGCGTTGTAGAGGAACGCATTCTGCAGACGCGACTCATACGCATCAGACGACTCGACAGGATGCTTGGGCAGATACTTCTCGCCTGCTGCACGCATCGCTACCGTACCACCCATCAGAGTGCGTGGCAGCTCGCGCCGCAGCGCACCCTCGTCATAGGTGAGGCTGGTCTTGGCAACTGTGTCGTCCCGCGCACCCAACGTGGAGACGAAGGGCACGGCTGCTGACTTCGGCATGACCGAAGGGACAAAGGAGACGACGTTGTTGGCCATGGTTGGCTACCGTTTGCCGCGAAGGATGGTGTTCATCATCGCATCAGAGTGGAGCGTGCGCCCATTCTCATAGCTGGCCAGCGTCTTGCCATGCTCATACCAGTCGCTGCGCCCCAGCTTACCTTGAGAATTCCACTGCACGTGCTGCACGTAGCCTTTGCGACTCTCGTGCCGCGCTGCTGCAAACACCTTCAACGCAGAGCGATTCTCAATGTGGCCTTTCGCATTCTGCTTCCGAGCCAGTGCTGCTGCCTCTCGTGCTGCGTCGGACCAAGCCATCATTTCCCCCAGCGGCGGACGTTGTCGGGATACTGTGTCAGAGGCAGACCGAGATTCATCGGCCCACCCTCGACACCATTGCTAGGCTGACGCGCGGGTGGCACGGCAGTGACATCGCCGACGCACGCCAAACGCGGAGTCAGGGCAGCAGCAGAGCCTGCGGGCATCGGTTTGCTCTTCTTCGCCATCACTTCTTCCCTTTCCGGCCTTTGGCCGAGAGTGCTGCAAACTTCTTCTTGCCATACTTCTTGCGACCAATCGACGCAGCCAAGGCTCCAGGATCAGATGCACCTCCCTTCGCAAGTTTGCTTTCCAGCGCCTTGAAGCGCGCGCCACTACCCAGCTTTGCCTTTGCCTTAGCCACGTCGATGGTCTCCTATGGTGATTACTTCTTCTTGCCGCCGCCCTTCTTCTTCTTGCATCCCATCATCTGCTCCTTGGTTTGGTATCCCATCATTTGCTCCTTGTGGAGCCACGTTGAACGGGTTGGATGGTCCTGCGTGCTGGTGCTGGCGCGACCTTCGATGCCGGACCTTTGGTGACCGGATCGATCGTCATGCGATTGCCGCTGCTGATCGTGCTGGTGCGCGCATTCGGCACTGCCACTTGCGGACGCGATACTGGCGGGTGCGGGAATTGCACCTTGCTCAGAGTGGTTGCCCGATCTGCCATTGGTGCGTGACCAGCATACGGCTGCTGAGGCGCTTGCCCTGTGTGGTGCGCTCGCGTCATCTTTGCCGCTGCCCTTGCCTTGTCGCTCCACGTCATGGTGTCTCCTTGTAAGGCGCTTGCTAGCGCCAGTGCTGATAGGATCATGTCAGAACATCTTGAAGTCTTGCACAATCGACTTGACAATCGGATACTCTTTGACCATGTAATAGCCCAGCGCATCAGTCAAGTGCGTCAGCTTCTTGTCGATGTTCTTGTCAATCTCGCCTGCGCCACCCTTCAGCAGCTGCACGCCTTCCAAGTCGTGGATCGTCATAGGTGCTTCGCTGCCCGCGACCATGCAGCGGATGTCACCAGTGGCGCTCTTGAGGCGAGAGTTGAGTGCGTTCACTCTGCTGCGCTCTGGGCCATTCTGCCCAGGCACTCGATACTCCACCTGCCCATGACCGAAGTGCTTGCCCAGCTCGATCTTGATCAGATCCCAGTCGCTGCCCGCAATCTTCGCACTACCACGGTTGCCGCCCGTGGAATCGCCATAGCAGCGGATCAGCCCTTGGTGCTCGCCCCAGTCTGCAATCAGCTTGCGGCACACAGCAGGCGTGGAGCTGTTGCGCGGGATATGCACCTCGCCTATGATGCCTGTGCCATCAAGGCCATTCGGCAGCACCTGCTCCTGCACGATGACGGCCACACCCGGCTCAACGTTGAAGTCAAAGCAGAAGCCAATGGGTGCGCGCGGATTGTACGTGAGGTCGCCGGTATGCGTCTCAGCAAGGAATGGATAGTACGCACGGCCGACGAAGTTGACGAATGAGGCGTTGTACTCCTGATCGAACACCAGCTCATCGAGGTTGCGCCGCGCCGACTCAATTTCGTGCGCCGGTAAAATGTCAGCACTCGGCCACGTAAAGCAGGACCACTCTGGATCACCGCTGTCGCGTGCGTAGCGATACAGGTCATAGTAATGGTTGCGTCCTTCTGGCACGCCAATTAGATCGCACCAGCCATTCCGGTCAGCGAGCGCTGGACGCACATTCTCGCCCCACGCCTGCGGCTTCATGTTGCCAAACTCATCGAGTATGCCGCCATTCCACGGTGAGCCTTCCATACGCTCTGGCTTGTCCATGCCGACGACGACGATTTCCGAGCCATTCACGTAACGCACTGTGAGTGCTGTCTCACTGGGTGGCTCAAGGAGCAGCAATGGGTCAACCATGCGCTTGATGTCGCGCCAATAGATGGTCTTGGCTTGGTCACGTGTAGGAGCAGCGCAAAAGAATCGTGCGTCATCGTACCGCATCTCACCGAGTGCCCGCTTGATAACCTTGCGCTTGGCGCGCTCAGTCTTGCCCGATCGCCGTCCAGCAGGCACGACGTTAAACCGTGCAGGGCTGTTGGCATAGGCCAGCTGCACGGCGTGCCGCCGAAGAGGATACAACCGAGCAGGTATGGCGATTGCGGTCATCAGAGTCCGAGGCGACGCTTGCGGCTCATGTTGTGCGTGCTGAAGGACTTGCCCTTGTATGCCTTCTGCGCATAGTTGAGGTATGCCTGCGCGCGCCGATTGTAGTCAGCGACTTCCTTCGTCATATGGAGCGCGCTGATATGCGGAGCGCGGTGCTTCGCCTCGCGCGCCAAGCTGCTCTTGTTGGTCGCATGTCTGCGCCGTGCTTCGGCTGCTGCTTCCCTTGCTGCATCACTCCATGCCATGATCAGACTCCAAAGACAGTGCGAAGGTTTGCGCCATTCTTCACAGCGATGAGCGTGGAGAGGCGGAAGGAACCAACTCCCTTGCGGTAATACTCATGCGTTGCGCCTGCACGCCGGTCTATCACAACGGTGTACATGGCTGCGTGATTCTGGTGCCCCCACTTGACCTTGCGTGCGAGCGATTCGCCGTGCATCGTGATCTTGTCATTCTTGTTGTCGATGAGCGTCTTGACCTCGACGCCTATGAGCTTCGCTCCACGCTTGACTACCACATCGACAGGCGCACTCTTGCCGTAGTGCTCCGAGCGCAGCTGCGCCGCGATCATCATCTCACTCTGGCGGGCGATGTCTTGCTTGGCTTTGGTGCTGGGTTTATGGCTGGCGATCGCGTTCGCATGCTTGACAGCGTGCTGATGGGCGTGCATTCGGCGCGCCAAGGCTGCAGCTTCACGTGCGGCTTCACTCCACGCCATGCTCGTCCCCTTCCTTCTTCTCTGGCACCGCAGTCTCTTCCGCATCACGGTCAATGGCCGCGAGAGTATCGCGCACGCCTTGCACGAGATTCTCCACAGTGCGCTGACCGGCCTCCACCTCTGTCGGCATCTTGCGATGCACGTATGGCAAGCAGGCGATTGCGGCCTGCATACGGTATGACTTGGACTCGCGTTGGTTTTGGTAGACTCCCATCAGGAACTCCAGAGGCGACTGCCCAGAATCGATGATGGCTGCTCGCAGCTTGTTGTCTGCGATCCCGGCCTTTGATTTGCCTTCTGTCGGTCGCCCACCGGGATTCCCTGATTGTCCTTTTTTGAACGCCAATTTGTCGTCACATCACTCTTGTTTGCGCAATTGAGGATCAATGTAGAGTTGCACGCCCACGCTTAACTTCGCGCCGTATAACCCTATCCACGAAAGGCGTAAACAGATTTGAGTTTAGCACGCCGCTCGGCAACTTTCAATCTGCGGCGAATTGATGCGTTTTCGGACCCTCGTGATCGCAGTGAAATCTAGGGCTAGACAGAAAGCCGGCAGGTCATACGTCGTAATTGTCCTTGTCCGTTTTATTAGGGAGTACGGTACGGAAGAGGTGCAATAAAACGCACCGGCGCAGTACGGGTGTCCAGCCAACCGGCTTTCGATCTAATCCTAGATTTCACTGTAATCACGTTTTCCGAATAATCACGTTTTCTCCATCATATCCCTCCGAATTGACGAATCACGCTCTTCGCTCCGCTTAATTTTCGTGCGGCCGAAAAATTTATTTTAGCGACTCACAAAAAGCCACCTCTTCGATGGCATTTGAACAAGCGTGAAACCCTCGACATTATGCGCGATTAACGCCCGCAAAACGTGCGACAGTGCAACGATGCCAATCGTTCCT